ATTCTATGATGCGTGGTGATGCAGTTTCCCGGTCTACGTACCTGCGCAATAGATTCAACACGGCATCCATCTCACCAAACGGAATAAAAATTTATGAAGGCGAAAACCCATCGAAAGATGAGGGCAGCGATAGCCTTTATATTCAGGGCGCGATGGTCCCCTTGAGCATGGCCGGCAAGATCAATAAGCAGCAACCGACAGGAGGAACTGTACAATGAAAAAAGAAATCGAACGCCGAACGATCAAGATGGAATTTCGAGCAACAATGGAAAATGAAAAGCCAATGATCCGAGGCGTGGCGGCTGTTTTCAATTCTCCGTCTGAAGACCTTGGAGGATTCAGGGAAAAGATATCTCCCGGCGCTTTCAAATCCGCCATCGAAAACTCCGACATTCGCGCCTTGTTCAATCACGATTCAAATATGATTCTTGGCCGCACGACCTCAAAGACGCTTCGCGTGGCCGAAACTGAGAACGGCCTTGAGTATGAATGCGACATGCCAGACACGACCTATGCACGTGACCTGATGACCTGTATGCAGCGTGGAGACATCAATCAGTGCTCGTTCGGGTTTTCGATAGACGAGGGTGATGATGAGTTTGAAAAAGACTCATTAGGACAATGGACGCGAACGATAAAGAGAGTAGCACGGCTTTATGACGTCAGCCCTGTTACATATCCTGCTTACGTTTCGACGGAATGCTCTTTACGCTCTCTCGAAAAAGCCAAGGCGCGAGAGGAACCGCCTTTCAACGATATATCTTTGCGGAAAATGCGGATTGAAATTGAATCAATAATTTAACTAGGAGGAACCAACGATGCAAAAATTAAGAGAGATGCTGGATAAACGAAACGCCTTGATCACTTCGGCCCGCGCCCTGGTTGATAAGGCAGATGCAGAAAAAAGAAGCCTCACGACTGAGGAAAAAGTAACTTACGATAAGACAATGGCGGATGCTGTTGATCTGCGATCTCAGATGGACACCCGGCAGGCGCTGATCGATGAAGAGAAAAGAATGGCTGAAGAATCCCTGAAGCGTACCGCCGAAGGTAAAGACAAACCCAAAACACCCGAAGCGGAAGCACGGCAGAAGGCCTTCAGAAGTTTCCTTCGAGACGACAGAAGCATGACCGAAGAAGAAAAACGCGGCCTGACAACCGGCAGCGACACGCAGGCTGGTTTCCTGAATGCACCGCAGGAATTCGTTCAGCAGCTTATCCAGAAGGTCAAAAACATCGTCTTCATCGAAGGGCTTTCGACCGGCCACACGACCACGAATGCAAACGGATTAGGATTCCCGACGCTGGAAGATGATCTTGCCGACTTCGAGATGATCACCGAAATCAAAACCGCACCGGAAGACACTACGCTTTCTTTCGGGAAACGCGAATTCAAACCTCATCCCTCGAGCAAGCTGGTTAAAATCAGTGACGCCATGCTCCGCGCTGACGGTATGAACCCCGAAGCGATTGTCATGGACCGCGCGAGCTACAAATACGCAGTCCTGAAAGAGAATAAGTACCTGTTGGGCACCGGCAATCAGGAACCGCTTGGCCTGTTCGTAGCCTCGGCAAAGGGTATCAATACCGACCGTGATGTCACCATGGCCTACAACGACGACTTCAGCGCAGATGACATCCTGAACGCCAAATATGCGGTAAAAGCGCAGTATATGAGCAAGGCCGCTTGGCTGTTCAATCGTACCGCCGTCCTGAAACTCGCCAAGATCAAAGACGGAACCGGCCGTTACCTGTTTGAGATGACTGACAAGATCGGCGCGATGGATCAGCTGAAAGGTTCCCCGCTGTATATGTCCGAATATGTGCCGAATACCTTCAGCTCTTCGCAGTATGTCGGCATGTTCGGTGATTTCTCTTGGTACTACACGGTAAATTCGTTGTCCCTGCGCGTTAAGCGTCTCAATGAATTGTTTGCCGCGACACGTCAGGTAGGATTCTTGTTCGACACGGAGTTTGACGGAATGCCTGTGCTCCCGGAGGCTTTCGCGAGAATAAAAACGGGCACAGTGTCGGCAACCGCGTAACCATAAACAATTAATCCACCCCGGCAATAAGGCCGGGGTTATGTGGAGGACATAAAATGAACTTGCTTAAGAACGTAACAATCTCTCAGATTCTCGGATATTTTGCGGCCGCTGAAACGACCCGCAAGGCTGACATTATCGACATGGCCGGCTATGAAGGTGTGCTCTTTATCTTTGAACTCGGCACGATCATCAGCGGCGGAACCATCAAAGCTACAGTTTACGGCGACGCAGCCAACAGCACGTCAGCAATGGCCGAACTGGTAGGAACCGCAGCATATGCCGTGACGGCGATAACCGCAGCATACGCAAAATCAGTCATTGCCGTTGATATTTATCAACCCGATCCCGCTTTGCATCGCTATCTGGAAGCACAGATCCAGATTGGAGCGCAGAACGCCGAAATTTGCGGCATCACCGCAATTCAGTACAAGGGAAAACTTCACCCGGACGTAAACGGTGTTACCGTCTTAAAAGCAACACAGCTTGTTTCCCCGGCTGAATAAACCATAAATCAATGAGCGCCGGGTGAAATTCCCGGCCTCATTCCTCAAATAAAGGGAGGTTAAAATGTCTTACAACACAAATAATTTAATGAAGCAGGGCGGTCTTCGCTGGATAATCGGCTCAATTCTTAATGTTATCAGTGGCGGGAAAATAACCGTTGATGATGGCGGACTGATCGACGTTGCATCTGTTGGCGGTCTTAAGGTCGCTGGCGTCAGCATTGGTACGGCTGTAATTGCGGATACGACCGCGACGGCAGCAGAGATTAATCTTAATGATGACCTGCCGGAAAACTTTACATTCACCCCGGCGGCGGGCGCTTCTACTGTTTCTGAAATTACTATCCAGGCGAAAGACGCGGCGGGCGTCGCCATGACGCGGGCCGTCCTTTTCCTCATCTATCTGTCTGACGCAGTTACTGGCATCGGATTAACCGGGACAACTACCAGTGGCGCAGTTACTGCAAAGGCGGCAAGTGGCGTTGACTTTGGTGCTTTGACGGCTAAAAAAGCTCTACTTGCACAGACAAAAGCAGACGGTACTTTCATTCTCTCGATCACGGACGCGGCAAAAACCGGCTTCTATGTTTGTGCGGTTCCTTTGCGCGGCGGTGCACCTTCTGTATCGGCCCAGCTCATAGCCGGGAATTACGGAGCGTAAGCCATGCGAGATATCATAATGAAAACTATCAGCTCCGGGCCTGATCACGAACCCCGACACATCGGGACGAAAGTAACGGTCTCGAAGGCAGAAGCGGCCCGGCTGATTGTCGGCGGATTTGCTGAATACACCGGACCTGAAAAGGCGGTTATCCAGCCGAAAGAAACGGCCATTGTTAAACCGCCCGAACGGGAAGTTGTCGCGGCACCGGAAACTGCTGAAGAAAAACCACAGAAAGGGAAGGGCAAGAAATGAAAAAGTTTTTCTTAACCATTTGTGTGATCCTGCTTTTTGCAATTCCCGTGTTCAGCGCCGGGCAGGAAATGTCAAACCCCTACATCCAGTGGCATAAAACAGCCATTGGAACGGTACTATCCACAAATCAGGTGAGCATGACACAGGCGGTTGCAGTCATTAAAGCAGCGCCAACGTCCGGCCATTATCGGTATTCGATCTTAATCAGGAACATGGACGCGGCGAATACCGTTTATGTCGGCGGATCAACCGTGACAGCAACAACGGGATTCCCTTTGAAAGCAGGCGAATCAATGACGCTGGATCGTAATTTTGCCGCCGTTTATGGGATTTGCGGAACCGGATTAACGGCAACCGTCGCTTATATCGAAGAGGGTTATTAATGCGCCTGCAATTAAAAACAGCGCCAACCGTTGAACCAATCGTGATTGCCGATGTTGAAGCGCATTCCCGATTAGGCAGCGGTTATATTGCATCGCTTTCGGAAACGAGCGCGGCCAATATCTTTATTGCTTCTGTTCGGCAGCGGTGCGAGGCGATAACCCGGCGGCAGTTGATTACGGCAACCTGGGATTTGATTCTTGATGGATTCCCTCAGGACATCATTGAAATTCCCTTGCCGCCTTTGCAGTCGATCACGAGCATAACCTATATTGACCCCTCAGGAGCCACACAGACGCTTGATAGCTCGCTTTATCGGGTAATAGCAGAGGGTGCGACGCCCATCACGCCGAAATGTCAACCAGGGCGAGTTTTGCCGGTTTACGGGACTGTCTGGCCATCAACGATTGATGATATCGAATGCGTGACGATCAGGTTTGTCGCTGGATATGGCGCGGCAGGATCTGCAGTTCCCGAAGGAATAAAAAACTGGATACTTCTGAATATTGCGAATCTTTGGGAAAACAGGGAAACGGAAACGATGGCGAACGGTCGACTTTCGCAGGTGGACCTTTCAACGATGGCAGATGGGTTGCTCGAAGATTACAGAATTTTCGGTTGGTAAATATGAACGCAGGAACACTCAGACATAAATGCACGATCCAGACGCCGACAACCACAAAAACGAACGGTGCGTCAACCACTACCTGGGCGACGTTCAAGTCTGGCGTCATGGCGTCCATCGAACAGTTGAAAGGATTTAACCGGGCGAACGCTCAGGCAGTTTGGCCGGGCGCGGATTACGCAATTAATATGCGATATATCCCCGGCGTTTTGGGAAACATGCGGATCGTGGACGAAAATGGAATGATTTATTCAATCCTTGGACAACCTAATGATGTGGACGGCAGACACAGAGAGATAATCCTGACGTGTGAAAGTGGCGCAAGGGCGAACTGATGAATTTGCAGCAACACATCGACAGCATTTTGAGCCAATCAGTTTTTTCGGGTGAGTTTTATTACATAATGCACCCGGACGCGGCAGGATCACCAACGCAGGTCGCTCAATTATATGGCGTTTATGCCATCGTCGGCGGTGAGGATTTCTCAAACCTCGAAGGCGATATTGACTTAAGCAGACCGCGTGTCCAGATCAGCGTTTATGCCGTGGATAGCGCCGCCCTTGTTACGGCGAGGGACGCCGTAGCTGCGGCAATGAAAGCGGCCAATGTTTTGGCTGTCGGTACTGATGCGATTCCCCCCGCAGACCCGGAAACCACGGCGGCGGCAATGCTTAATTATTCGGCATCGGTCCCGGTTGATGGGTACGAAGTTGAAACGGGACGCTTTTATTCGCACTGTGACTATTATTGTAGTGGGGCATGACGGATGAACGGCGGAATTTACCAAATCAGAAATATCGTGAACGATAAAAAGTATATCGGCTCAACGGTAAATTTTACGAAACGATGGGCAAGGCATAAGATGATGCTTCGCAGCAAAAGAAAAGTTAAGACATTTGGCAACAGAGGAGACAAAAGCAAAGATGAGTTTATCTCGCATGGGAATGAAGTATAATAAAAAAGAAACACAACAAACAATATTATCAGGAGGTGTATCGTGAGTATAGCTGCTAAGTTAGCCCAAGGATCAAAAATATATATTGCAGGATCGGCCTCAACGCCGGTCGTTTTAACAGCGGTCACAGTCGGCCCCGTAACAGCTTTGGCTATTACAGGCCATACCGGATTGGCAAACGGCGACGTCATCACGTTTGATGCCAACTTTGCGGGAGCAGATGCGGCCTTGGTCAACAGTCAAGTTGCCGTTGTCCAAAATTACACAATCGGCGCGGTAAATGACAGCTTCACGGTCGCCATTAATACGCTTGGCAAAACAATCACCATCGGCACGGCTCATTGTACCCCGGCAGCATGGACGGCTATCAATCAGATTAAATCGATCAAGCCCGGC